AAGACAAAAGTGCGTGGGTCATAGACTACAAGACGGGTCGAAACGCACGCTATGCTGACAAGGGGCAGCTTGAACTAATGGCGATGGCTATGTTCAAGCACTTCCCAGACATAAAGAAGGTACGAGGAGGGCTACTGTTTGTAGTCTCTAATGACCTAATAAAAGATACCTACGAGGCGCACGACCAAGGGCCGCTGTGGGAAAAATGGTTGCGGGACTACATGAGTATGGAGACCGCGTTCGATAAAGATATTTGGAACACTAGCCCTAGCGGGTTATGCAGAGCGCATTGCGTGGTGTTGGAATGTCCACATAACGGGAGAAGTTAGATGCCTTACAGAAATAAAGCAGACCGAAAGAAACAAGTAAACAACCCTGTAGATAGTCCAGAGTTTAAGGCACGTATGGAGCGGCAGAAAGCTAGACGTGAAATGGATAAGAAGGGTAAAGACGCGAACAAGAATGGTAAAGCAGACAAGCGAGAAGGTAAGGATGTTAGCCATAACAAACCACTGGCACGGGGTGGCAGCAACAAGGACGGCGTAAAGGTGGAGAGTGCGAGTGCCAACCGTAGCCGTAACTTAAAGAAGAAAAAGAAATCTCCCAGACGTTTAGCCTGATGCGTCTTTAAAAAACGTACCCTGTATCCTCCAGTTATAGGGTGCAAAAATCAGGTTAGTCCAGAGGTAGTTCATACCGATATCGCAGACCTAGCCCTATCTGTGGACGAAGCAGGGCTTTTCTAGCAGGAAAATATATGAAAATTTTAGATAACAAGGCGTTGCTCTTGCGACTTCGCAACCCTAAAAAAGTAACGACGGTCATACCCAAGAGCCAAGAACTACCTGATAACAAAGTAGTGGTTAAGTGGGGTATCGACGAGGCGCATGTACTGAAGAACTTAAACATCAAGGTGCCATCCCCTATCGAAGGGAAGTACAAGTGGACGGGTAAGTATTCCCCGTTTGAGCACCAGAAAACCACGTCATCGTTTCTTACCATGAACAAGCGAGCGTTCTGCTTCAACGAGCAGGGTACGGGTAAGACAGCTAGTGCGATCTGGGCTTCAGATTACCTTATGAATGTGGGTCGTATCCAACGGGTGTTGATTATATGTCCCTTGTCTATCATGGATTCCGCGTGGCGTAATGATCTGTTCACGTTTGCAATGCACCGAACGGTCGATGTGGCCTACGGATCAGCGAAGAAACGCAGGGAAATCATTGAGGGTAACGCTGACTACGTGATAATAAATTATGACGGTGTTGAGATTGTGTCGGACGCCGTGGCAAATGGTGGTTTTGACCTAATCATTGTGGACGAGGCGACCCACTACAAGAACCCCCAGACCAAACGATGGAAGACGCTCAACGCGTTGATGACCCCTGAAAAATGGTTGTGGATGATGACCGGTACCCCTGCGGCACAAAGCCCAGTGGATGCGTATGGCTTGGCTAAACTCGTTAACCCTGCGGCAGTGCCCCGCTTCGGCGGTTCGTTCCGCGATCAGGTCATGTTTAAAGTTACTAACTTTAGGTGGGTACCCAAAGACAACGCCACCGATACCGTATTCCGTGTGCTACAACCAGCCATACGGTTNACCAAAGAAGAATGTTTAGACCTACCGCCTATGGTGTATGTAAAACGGGAAGTTGAACTTACCAGACAGCAGAACAAATACTATAACTTGTTACGAGATAAAATGATTATGGACGCAGCAGGTGAGCAGGTAACTGCGTCTAATGCAGCAGTGAACATGAACAAGTTACTACAAATATCCTGCGGTGCAGTCTACACCGATACTGGAGACACGCTAGAGTTTGATATCAAGCACCGGTACAAAGTCCTGCGCGAGGTAATCGACGAGTCTAGTAAGAAGGTATTGGTATTCGTGCCTTTCAGGCATGTTATAGACATTCTTACTGACAAATTAGAAGCTGACGGCATCAGTACAGCAGTCATTCGTGGTGATGTACCAGCGGCTAAACGGACGCAGATCTTCCGACAGTTCCAGAATTCTGATGACCCTAGGGTGTTAGTGATCCAACCCCAAGCAGCAGCGCACGGTGTGACCCTGACGGCTGCGAATACGGTGGTATGGTGGGGGCCAACCAGTTCACTAGAAACGTACGCACAGGCTAACGCTCGGGTACACAGATCAGGTCAAGACCACAAGTGTACCGTGGTTCAGTTGCAAGGATCGTCCATAGAAAAACGTGTTTATGCAATGCTGGACAATAAAATCAATATCCATACAAAAATGATTGATTTATACAATGATATACTTGCGTAGGACAGCCAAGTATATTATATTCAACAGTTCGGCAAGTTAAGGAGATGTAAATGGGCAGCGAAACGGCTATACCTTTAGACAAGTTGGTCAAGACCTATATAAAAATACGGGATCGACGGTCTGAATTGAAGGCGGAATTCGACAAAGAGGACAGCATTCTTGTAGAACAATTGGACGCGGTGAAGGGCGCTCTGTTGGAACACTGCAAAGAACATGACGTTAGCAGCGTCAAGACTTCAGAAGGTCTATTCTATCGGACGGTCAAACAAACGTATTGGACTAGCGACTGGGATCAAATGCACAAGTTTATTCTTGAGCACGGAGAACCTGCACTGTTGGACAAGCGCCTAAACCAGAAGAACATGAGAGAATTTCTTGAGTCGAATCCTGACTTGTTGCCGAAAGGTCTTAACTCAAACTCCACATACACTATATCCGTTAGAAGGAAGTAACCATGACACCCGCATTAGTTTCAATTAGAGAAGTCGCTCAACACTTTATGGTATCTGAACGCTTGATCCGTAACTGGATGAAGCAAGGGCGTATACCGAAAAATACTTACATTCATATAGGGCAGACCTACAGGTACGACTTGAATGCCGTATCGCAAGCACTACTTAGTGACTTGAACGAAGATGCACCTGACACAACATGGGATGAAGTAAGTCCAGAAGATGATCGGGTCGAAGTCCCTGACTTGGATACAGACGAAGATTATTAATGGAAACTAACGTTAAAAGAATTGGTATTAAGGACAAGAAGTTTGGTGGTATACCCACCGAGGGTCTAGATTCTATCGAGTGCATCATCATTGGCGTTGCTTATACGTCTAGGATGTATTATAAAAATGAGTACGACCCCGATAAAATAGTTGCACCGACTTGTTGGTCTAACGATACCGAATACCCTGCTTTAGACGTACCAGATACCCAACGGCAGTCTGGACGTTGCTTAGATTGTGTTCAAAATATTAGAGGTTCTGGGAAAGGCTCTGGGCGCGCATGTCGTTTTGTGCAGCGTTTGGCAGTCGTTTTAAAGGATGATCTGGAAACAGTTTATCAGTTACAACTACCCCCGACTTCTATATTTGGGGACGCGGTAAAAGGGGAAATGCCCCTACGTGCTTATGCACGGTACCTTGAGGCGCGTGAGACGCCTTTCATCGCTGTCATATCGAAGATTTATTTCGACGAAGGTAGCGATACACCAAAACTCTTCTTCAGACCGATACGTCCGTTAGAAGAGCAGGAGCTAGAGACTGTCAAAGAGATGCAGGATCACGAAGATACTATTAACGCAATGACTAAAATTGTTGCGCCGGTAGAAGATCGAAGTGTTTCCCCATTCGATGAGGTTGACGGTTTTAAATTAAATGACTAAATGTTTGGAGAAACATATATGAACTACCTTATAAAAGGTGTTGAAGTACTATACCCACGTATCAATAAGACCTACCGTTTTGATAATACGGAGAACAGAAGTGTGCCGTGTGACCCATTCGACGACGGTGCTTCTTACTCGATGCAGTTTAAGATGGACGATAAACAGGCTAAAGAATTGATGGGCGCTATGGCGGCTGCATACGCTGAGAAGCGTGAGGCTAAATGGCCTGAGAAGATCCCCATGCCTTTCAAGAAGACTGATGACGGTATGTTTATTGGTAAAGCCACGTTGAAAGGGGCGTACGGTAAAGATGCTACCAGCAAGCCTAAGCAATATGACGCAGGGAACAAGGAGTTAGATGAAGACTTTGCTTTGACTACCGGCAGTGTTGGTAACATTGCGGTCGTTCTTTTCCCATACAACATGCGAGAAGCAGGGGTATCACTACGGTTACGAGCAGTGCAAGTCACCAAGTACGTACCGCTACAAGCGTCATCCCCGTTTGATGCAGTGGAAGGCTTCACCGTTGGCGGAGAGGTAAGTCCTTTTGCAGACGTTACCCAGTCTGCCCCGGTGACAGCCGACGAAGTTGATGTAGTAGAAGTTGATGTAGAAGATGTCGAAGAACCTGTAAAAGAGCCGAAGAAAGTGGCGAAGGTGAAGTCGGCAGCACCGAAAGAAGCGGCAGATTTGAGTGCACTTGTTGATGGATGGGACGACTAGTCCTAATTACTTTGGGTATCTTCGAGAAGAAGCCCATTCCTAAAACAATACCCACGGCTAGACTAGTCGAAGAGGGCGTAATAATGCCCCTGCCGTGGTGTCGCTCGGATCTACGCTTATGGATACAACAACATTTTTAAAGGAGGTTCTATCGAGCAGTGGGCTATATTGTATTTTTGCGTCCAATAGTTCCAAAGATAAAAGAAGCCAACAGTTTTATGGTTCCATAGACCAATTAGTCAGTGCCGCCAAAGACCTAGATGATAACGACTACGATGTTTATTTTGCTTTAGCTACGTTCAACGAAGGTAAGTCGCGTAAAGTCGATAACGTAAAACATCTTAAGTCCTTCTTCCTAGATCTTGATTGCGGCCCATCCAAAGAATTCGCTTCTCAGCAAGAAGCCATGCAAGCACTAAAGCAGTTTTGTAAGACTTATTCGTTACCACGTCCCACCATCATTAACTCTGGTAGGGGTGTGCATGTGTACTGGCCGCTCAAAGAGGCAGTGTGCCTAGACGACTGGCTACCTGTAGCAGAACGCCTCAAGGCTCTTTGCGCCCGAAGTAATTTCCCTGCCGACCCTGCGGTTACATCGGATGCTGCACGGGTCTTGCGCGTACCCCAAACACACAACTACAAGCCTGACACTCCTGTAGCAGTGGGCTTTATAGGGCCAACGGTTTCGGCGTTAGTTGACTTCGACAAGTTCTCAGACCTCGTTGGTGGAGACTTGATACCAGTTCCTAACAAAAGAATAGAAGCCCCTAGTGCGACGATGCTCGCTGCGCTGGGAAACCAAGAGTATAAGTTCAAGCACATCTTACAGAAATCAAACGAAGGCGCAGGGTGCGTCCAGATCTATAACGCCCTAAAGAACCAGAACGGCGTCTCAGAACCTATATGGCGTGGGATGCTATCGATTCTTAAAGCGTGCAGTGATGGTAGTCGGGAGAAGGCACATAAGATATCCAGTGGGTACGAAGGTTATAACCCCGAAGAAACGGATGCTAAGTGGGATAACTTGACGGCTGATAAACGGTACACCTGTAACAAGTTTGAGGAAGAGAACCCTGAAGCATGTTTGGCTTGCCCTAATCGGGGTAAGTTACGTAGCCCATTGCACGTTGGGAAGACGCTACGAGAAGCTACCGAAGAAGATAACGTAGTACATGTCCCTGCCTTAGACCTACCCAATGCACCTGTTAACACGTACGTAATCCCGAAATACCCGTTCCCATACGTGCGTGGTGCAAGTGGTGGTGTGTACGTACGCAACAAGAACGCAGACGGGGATATAGAAGAGAAGCAGATTTACCACAACGATGTCTATGTGGTGCAGCGCATAGTAGATGTGGAAATAGGGGAAGCGGTGGTAATGCGCTTACACCTACCGAAAGACGGTGTTAGGGAGTTTACAGTACCCCTGACAGCGGTAACGTCAAAAGAGGAGTTTCGCAAACAGATGTCAATGCGGGGTGTTGCAATACCCAACATAGATGACTTGATGCGGTACGTAACAGTATGGATTAACGAACTACAGGCAACCGAAATGGCAGATAAAGCACATAGACAGTTTGGATGGACAGACGATACAGCATCCACTTTTATTCTGGGCAACCAGAAAATACGTAAAGACACGATTGAATTCAACCCACCATCAGCGCAGACAGCCGGTATGTTCCCTGCGTTTGAACCCAAGGGTACGCTTGAGGAATGGAAGGCGTTGATGGAGTTCTACAACAGACCGGGATTTGAACTACACCAATACATAGTATGTGCAGGGTTTGGGTCAATCCTTATGGAGTTCATGGGTGGTATCGCGTGCTCGGCCATCCACCTACACAGTAAGGATTCTGGTCTAGGTAAAACAACTGCGATGAAAGCAGCGGCATCTATATGGGGTGACCCTGAAGAGCTTATCTTGGATGATCGAGATACGCACAACAGTAAGATGAACCGTTCAGAAGTACTACACAACCTACCGTTGTTCATTGATGAGCTGACTAATGCAACACCGAAACAGTTGAGTGAGTTGGCGTACCAGTTTACTTCAGGGAAGCAGCGGGGTCGTATGGTCAGTGGTAGCAACGCTGAACGGATACGTGGTGAGTCGTGGAGTCTTATGGCAGTGACCAGCGGTAACACCAGCGTTATAGAACGTATACGTCTGGCGAAAGAAAACCCAAGTGCAGAGGCGCAGCGGATACTAGAAGTTCGGGTTGACAAGATATTCAAAAGCCCTGACAGTAAAGCAGAGACGGACGTATTTGCAGCCAACATTGAAAAGTGTTATGGGCACGCTGGGCCTATTTATGTACAGCACATAATAAATAACCTCGATCAAGTCAAGCAATTAATCGGAAGCGTTCAGCTCAAAGTTGACAAAGAAGGTGGGTTAACGTCGGAGAATCGTTTTTGGTCGGCAGGGCCATCGCTTGCATTGTCTGGCGGGATACTGGCTAAGAACCTTGGGTTGATTCAGTTCGATATGGCAGCGATACATCGTTGGATCATAAAAGTACTCAAAGACAACAAAGATAAGAGCAAAGATATGGCGGTTTCCATAGAGCAAACTCTAAACGAGTACATCAATGAGCATTACGATAACATCTTAAGGATAAAAAGTACGAGTGATTTGCGTAAGCAAGACGGTACTGTACTGGACTCTTTGATCCAACCTGAGACGGTGCCTAGGAATAAATTAGTGGCCCGATACGAGACCGACATTAAGAAATTATACCTTGTGCCGAAACCGTTCCGTATGTGGTGCGGTGAACAGCAGATAAATTACTCGGCGTTCGTGCAAGAGATGATGGATAAGCTCAAGGCCAAGAAGATGAAGATGCG